AAAGTTGCTGAAAAGTACAAAGAAGAATGGTTTTAAGACGTACTTTTTTTACCTTAAAAATTGTGTTTTAATTGTGTTTTTCTAAATAAAGATACAAAACAAAACAAAAAGGAAAATAAAATGAATAGTTTAGTAAATATAAATAACAGTAAAACGATGGGCAGTCGTGAGATTGCAGAACTTACAGGTAAACAACATCAACACGTAAAAAGAGACGTTGAGCAAGTACTTCTTGCCCTTTCATTAGATGTGTCCAGTTTTGGACGTATCTATAAAGACAGCATGAACCGAGAACAAACGGAATATCTTCTCCCACATCATGAGTTAACAGTGTTATTAACAGGTTACTCAATCCCTTTAAGAAGTAAAGTTTTGAAACGGTGGGAAGAATTAGAACTTCAAAATCCTTTCAAGATACCAACAAACTTTGTAGAAGCGTTGAAACTTGCAGTAACACAAGCTGAAGAGAACGAAAAACTAAAACTACAGATTTCAACAGATAAGCATTATACAGATTTTGGAAAAATCATTAATGACACCCCCGCAAGTATTTTAGTCGGAGACTTTGCAAAACTTCTTAACAGTGATGATTTCAAGATAGGCAGAAATAGGCTGTTTGACTGGTTTTTAGAGCGTAAATATCTCTATAGAGATTCACGAAGACAGATAAGACCTTATCAACAATATGTAGAGCAAGGCTTATTTGAGATTAGAGAAAGTTCAATCACTACACACTCAGGTTCGCTAATTTCAATAACAACAAAAATTACTGGCAAAGGTCAAGTTTATTTTGCTGACAAGATACTTGATTCAATAACTTATTTAGCCCCAATTGATAGTGAATAGAGGAAAATAAAATGGTAGCAAAAAATACGATAAATATTATCAGGGATTCATTAAAGCCCTTCGTTAACGCAGGAATGGTTAGCGATAAGGAAGTAGCTGAAGCTCTCAATTTAATCAAAAAAGGTAATAATAAAACAGAGGAGAAAAAAGACGAACTCCTAACAAGAAAACAGTTAGCAGAACGCTGGAGCATGCACAAATGCACGATATATGCTCTTGATAGAGCAGGAAAAATAAAATCAATTGAGTTTGGTCGCAGGTCTAAACGATACAGACTTAGCGATGTATTAGCATATGAACTCACAAGAGAAAGGAATTAACAATGAATCTAAGACCAGTAGAAAAAAGAAAGCCTGTTTTTGTAGAACAGGCAAAAGTGATTGAAACTAATTCAATATTAATTGCTCTTTCTAATATCTTCAAGAGCAGAAGTGAAAAAAAATACTTAAAAAGTTACGCAAAACGTCACGAACTCACTTACAGAGAGGTTTGCAGAAAATTTGATGAGCAGACTGGACGTACAAATGTGTACGTAGAAGAAGTCATTACGTACAAACTAGCATTAAACGAGGTGCTGATATGAAAGATATACATAAGTCTATGAGTACGAATAGGAAAAAAGATATTGAGAACATTTTCAATGAAATGTTTGCCGAATCGGCAAACTTTTTTAATAAGCTGACTGTGAAAAATGAGGTAAAAACATGGAAAAAATAGAGATTAATTTCTGTGATAATAGAGGGCATGAACTTGAGGCTGTAGTGAGCTGGGAGTTCAATCCTGATTCATATGTAGACGATTCAGGCGTAGTCTATGAGCCTGAACATTACGACCTCTACTTAGATGATGTGTATTTGCTTAATCTTAGAACAGATACACGCAGGAAGATTAAGAATTACTTGACTGACGATGACTTATATAAGTCTCAATATTTTTACAAAATTATTGACAAAATTGAAGATGTAAGGAGGGGCTATTATGAATAGAGAAGAGTGGCTACATGCTAGAAAATTGGGAATAGGTGGCAGTGAAATTGGAAGTATTTTGGGCGTAAATAAGTATAAAACTGCCTACGATGTGTGGCTTGATAAGACTGGCAGGGGGCAGGAAGTACAAGAGAATAACTCAATGCACTTCGGAACTGTACTGGAGCAAGTTGTTGCTGACGAGTTCACGCTAAGAACAGGAAAGAGAGTGAGGCGTATTAACGATATAGTCAAGTCAAAGACTAATCCTATATTATTAGCTTCAATAGATAGGAAAATTGAGGGTGAAAATTCAATATTAGAGTGCAAAACTGCGTCATGGCGTACAGCTAGAGAATTTGGAACAGAGGGCACTGATGAGGTTCCTGCAAGTTATTTGCTACAATGTATGCACTATCTTGAATGCACTGGATACAAAAAGGCTTATCTTGCAGTATTAATCGACGGCAGAGATTACAGAATCTACAGTATTGATTATAACGAAGAGTTAGCCTCATTAATCAATGAGAAAGCTACCGAATTTTGGGAAAGTTACGTTATTACTGATATTCCTCCTCCAGTTTCTACAGTTCAAGAAATAGACAAGGTATATAAGATATGCAAAAAAGAATCAGTAATAGAAGCAACTTCTGAACTAATTCCAGTTGTTGAAGAATACAAAACTACAAAGGAAAGAATTAAAGAATTAGAGGCAGAACTTGAAGCAAAAGAGCTTCTAATCAAAGAATATATCAAAGATAATGAAGTTCTTTTGTATAACGGTTCGCCTCTTGTAACGTGGAAGAATTCAGTGTCAAAAAGGTTTGACTCTACAGCTTTGAAAACTGAAAATGCAGAGCTGTATCAAAAGTATCTCAATGAATCAATTTCAAGACGTTTTACAGTAAAATAATTAATAATCAACAGGCAGTTTTTAAGACTGCCTTAAATTTAGGAAATGAATTTATGAGTAAAGTTAATAAAACAATAAAACTTATTAAGAATCTAGGGTCAATAGCTTGTGAGACTAACCTTATGAAAATGTGGAAATTGGGCAAATTTACAGTAAAAAGAGAATATACACTAAGTATAACTGATATTAAAAAGGCTAATGACTTTAATTCTGCTTATGATGTTATTGTAAGCAAAGGGAAGCTTATCCGAGATGATAGTGTTAAATGTTATGAGTTAGGCAAGTATCAAACATATACATCTACAGTAAAAGGTATTCTCAACAATGAAAAGTTATTAAATGTGGCGTTCAATGAGTCTGAAAATGAAACGTTAAATCTTTACGCAGGAACAACCACGATTTTGGATAATACTTTACGAGATATTATCTCTCACAAAGACAAAGCCTGATTGTTGGCACTTATCACAGCCTTTCCCTTGACAATGTGAGCATTCTTTCCAGTCTGTAGACTTTAAGGCACTTCTAAAAATGCCGTTACATCTTTTCCACTTCCCATGAATATAAATCTTCTGATAACATCTTTGAGATGAAAGATTTGTATTTGTTGAATATTTTCCGCAGTTGGTACAGACTGCAAATGGTCGAGTTTTCATAACTTCCCCCAATTATCATAATCTTAAATAACTGCAATTATAACAATAAAATAAAGGAATTCAATTATGAACGAATTAGTAAAAAACGAAATGAGTTTTGCAGACATGCAAGTAGCCGCTTCAACAATAGCAAAATCTGGACTATTCAAAGCTTGGTCAACACCTGAGCAAGTAATGACATTAATGTTGTTATGTAAAGCAGAGGGAAGCGACCCATTAAGTGCTGTTAATCGGTATGACATGGTACAAGGCAGAATAACGAAACGTAGTCAGGCTATGCTTGATGATTTCATTAAAGGGGGTGGACGTGTTCAATGGTTAGAAAGTACTGATACAGTGGCAAAAGGTAAATTTTTCGCTCCAAATGGTTCTGAACATATAGAAACATATACAATAGAAGAAGCTAGAAGAGCGAAACTAGCGAATAAAGATAATTGGACTTGCTACCCAAAAGTTATGCTTAGAAATAGGTGTGTAGCTTTTGCTTTACGTGCAGTATATCCGAGTGTAACAAGTTTAATGCTTTCAGAAAATGAAGCTGTAGATATTAGTGAAACTATCAACGTAACACCTGCACAAACTCAAAAAATAGAGGGAAATTCAAAGACTGAAAAGATACTTAGCACGCTGAAAAAATCAGAAGTTAAGTATGAAGAAGCAAAAGAAAAAGTAGAAGTAGTTGAAGAAGTCGAATATATCAGCAGAGAACAGCAAAAATTACTTTTTGCAAAGTTCAAAGAATCAGGCATGAATGAACAGGAGTTAAGAAATTATCTTGCTAGAGAGTTTGGAGATGAAAGCACGACAAAAATACCAAAAACTGGTTTTGAATCTGTGCTTGATTACGTAGAAACTCACAAAGCTGTTAATCAAGAATAACAGAACAAAACAATTAGTAACAAAGACAAAAGCCTTAGCGTGCAAAACTAAGGCTTTTTTATTTAAACGGAGTAAGAAAATGGAAACATTATCAATTCTACAAGATGAAAAAACAAATGTCAAGAGTGTTTCTCTACATTTTGATTTAGTCCCTCTTGCTGTTCAATCTGTGAGATTTAGAAACGCAGGGAAATTTATACAAACTTATCAGCCATCAAAAAATCACGAATATAAAAGCTGTATTAGAACGTTAGCAATGAATCAGCTTCCTAGTGATTTTGAGATGTTTACAGGTACGCTTTTTATATCAGTTGATTTTGTGTTTCCTGCACTCAAAAGCTTCACAAAAGCCACGCAAAGGCAAATTGAAACAGGCAGTATTCTGCACAAGTCAACTAAGCCCGACTTACATGACAACCTGTGTAAAAGTACGTTTGACGCTCTTACTAATCTCGTATGGCAGGATGACAGTCAAATAGCAGAATTATACAGCAGAAAAATATACGGACTTGCTCCATGCATAACAATGAATATTAAGGAGATATAAAAAATGGCTTTTATAAATGAAATAAAAAGGAATTTTACGACAATACCAAACGGTATTTTAGACTCAAATTTAAATTCTTATGAGATAGCAATAATTACATATATTGCAAGTAAGCCTACAGGTTGGGAATTTTCATGTGAGAGAATAGGAAAAGGCATTAATGCGAGTAAAGATTGCGTTGATAAGTATGTGAAAAGTCTCATTGAAAAAGGATATATAACAAGAAAAAGACTAAATACAGGAAAGGTAGAATATACATTAGGTTACCCCCCTTGTTCGAGTTCCCAAGTGGTTAATACCCACATAGGCTTAGAGCCTAAGAGGGTTACACCCACAGTGGCTCACACCCTAAGTGGCTCTCAGCCACTTATAAGTAATACTATAGGGGAAAGCAATACTATAAGGGAAAGCAATACTATAAATAATAATATCTCTCTTGGTCGAACTTTTGAAAGTTCGCCCGACAAAGAGTCAAAAAAGAAAATTAAACTTTTCAAATATGAAGAAAAGCACTTAATTCTTGCCAAAGAATTTCAACACTACAAGCTACAAACTCACGATATAGCTTCACTAAAAAATGCAAATCTCGAAGAATGGGCTGATACAGTCCGCAAACTTGAGGAGATAGACGGAAAGGAATTTGATGTTATTGAAAAGGTTTTAGGGTTTGCATTACAAGATAATTTTTGGATTAATAATCTAATTTCACTAAAAGGCATTAGAGATAAAAACAAAAACGGACTTACAAAATTTGACCAAATCGAAGCTAAAGCAGTACCAAAAAAGCAAATTAGATACGAAGAGGCAAGAGTATGATACCTGCAAATAATATAGAAACTGTCAACAATTTTTCTAATCCTATTGAGCGTATTTTGTTTGAAAATTTTACTTTTTCTGATGAAAACTTAAAAAAATATACTGAATTGCTAGGACATTTAGACGTTTCAATATTTCAAAATGCAGTAGATACAATCAGAAAAACAGAAAAAAGACCAACTCCTGATGAACTCAAAAGAGCTTATTATCGAGTAGTTGATGAAAGCAAGCCAGTTCAGGCTAACAAGTGTCCAATCTGCGAAAATAAAGGCGTAAAGTTTGCGGTTTGGAATGAGGCTACAAAAATGCACGTAAGCAACAGACAAAAACCTTTTCCTTGTGATAATCTTGCAGTTGTCTGTATCTACTGTACATGTGAAAAGGCAGACAGGCTTTTAGAAAAATATAAAAATAAACCAACAACAATTCGGAGAGAGGAGCTTATAAGAAAACACGCTTTTATAGATGATTACGAGGCTGAAATGTTTTGTATTCAGTGCGGAAAATTAAAATTTAAACAAGCAATATAAAGGAGATTAGTAATGAAAATATCAATCAAGGCAAGACTTAAAGACAGAATAGTAACATTAGAGAGAGATTGGTATGATTATGACAGTGTTGTTCCTGTATATGAACATTTAAAAAATATGATTGATGAAATAGTCCGCAATGAAGAGAAAGAATTCTTCAAGAACGCAAAGTAATGAAATATCAACAGAAAGGCGGAAAATTTAAACAATAACACAAAAGACAAGTATTGATAAGGGTAAAAATAAAAATAGCTTAAAAGTGTCTTAAAATGCAAATTTAAGGCATGTGGTAAAAATAACAAGAATTAAGGAATTATAAAATGAAAAATGAATTTGAAGAAATTCTCAAGAGAATGTCGGACAATATATTTTTAATCGCAAATAAAAAAAATACGAAAGACGTAAGTAGCTTTCTAACTGAACTGATAGCAAAAGATATGAATACGTTAGCTGAAATGTATAATATCGCTAATCAATTCAATGAATAATTAACGAGGTAGAATATGAAAATAAGTAGACCAGAGGAATTGCTTGCAAAAGTCATTAAGTCAAAAAAGACAGGTGACTTAATAATACCTACGATTATTGAGTATGCAGAGTACATATTCAAGCATAGCGAAGACTATGAGATTGTAACGAAGTTTGAAACTGAAAAAATAAGTATTGTATAGTTATTATTAAATAAAAGGGATTGTATTATGGGATATAATAAGACGTTCATTGGAAGTGGAAAATCTACGCAATATGGAGACGTAAAAATAACAATAAAAATGAATGATGATATATCAAATGCGATATATCAAGGAAAACAAGCAGATTATCTTCAATTCATACTGAAAAAATCAAAAAATGTAGACAAATTCGGGAACGATTATCAAGCATTCTATACGAGAAAAGATAATACTACAGAAACAAGTCAACAACAAACACAACAAAAAACAACTACTAGTACTACACCTACAACGTTCTCATATCTACAGAACGACGATGATGATAATATACCATTTTAGGGGGGGGTATCTTATGAGCGTATATATTGAAAAATTAGATAAGTTTTTTCAAAATGAAGAGAATGTCGAGCAAGATAATGAAATGGTGAAAACATTCGCAGAATTATTGTACTCCATTAAAGATGAAACTCAACAAGAAAAAGTAGTGAAATTCTTTCTAACTCTCTCATCTCTCTATGATATGCAGAGAAAAACAAAGTACGCAAACGCAGTAGTGAAAAAATTAGTCAATCCAAAAAAATCAACAAGAAAAATAGCAAGTGAGGTGGGGTGCTGTCACTCAACAGTTGCTCTCTTGATTAGAAAAAATATGTAATAATACACTTCTTGCTATTTATAGAGACTCATTAACGAAAGAAAGGATTTTTAGCATGATTGAAAAAAAACGAAATAGTAATAGCAAGAAAGTTAATAGTAGAAAGATTTCTACTATTAACAATAATAATAACAATAGCAATAATAAGAGTGTTATTGAAGAGATGGTTAATAATAGTAGTAATAATATTATCAATAAAGGAGGCAGACCTAGTCTATTTCCAAGCGTTGAATCCTTAGAGCTGAAAATTGATGAATATTTTAATGATGAGAAAAATGTTCCGTTTACAGTCACTGGGTTATGTCTATTCCTTGATGTTTCCTATGAATGTTTACTTGACTATGAAAAAAACAAGACAAAAGAGTTTTCTGAAACTGTAAAAAAAGCAAAATTAAAAATAGAAGACCATGTCAATAAACTTGCAATGTTGGGACAATATAATCCTACGATTGCAATTTTTAATTTAAAAAATAATTTTGGCTGGAAAGATAAACAGGAAACAGAATTAACTGGAAACATGAATATAACATTTGCAGGTTTGCTAGATGAACTCAAAAAACGTGAAACAAAATAGTGAGATTGACTATATTTTAGGGAAAATTAAGGCGTGGAAGCAGGACTTAGTTCTATTTGTTAACGATGTTTTTCAAGTCAATCCTACTGAACAACAGATTGAAATATTAAGAGCAATAGAAAAGCCGAGCTCAAAAGTTGTAGTAAAAGCAGGACGTGGAGTGGGAAAAACCACGCTGGCAAGTTGGACTATTATTTGGCATGTTTTGTTGTTTGAAGATTCAAAAACACCTGTTACTTCTCCAACATCTGCTCAATTGAAAGACGTTCTATTAGCAGAAATTACAAAATGGTTACAGAGAGCTCCTAAGTTTATACAAGATAATTTGAAGCAAACAGCAGGAAGATTGGAATTAGTCGGAAAAGAAGCAACTCAATTCATGAGTGCAAGAACAGCTGACCCGACAAAACCCGACTCACTACAGGGATTTCATGCTGAACATATGTTATTTGTTGTTGATGAATGTTTTGGGGTGGCAAATTCGATATTTGAAACTGCAAGGGCTGGATTAACAAGTAGGAATAGTAGAGTATTATTAATTGGCAATCCGACTAATAGGAATTGTTTTGCCGGAAAGTGTTTTGAATTAGATAATTGGACTGGATTGACTCTATCATGCTTGAAGTCGCCACTTGTCGATAATGAGTATATTCAAGAACTCACTAATGAATACGGAAAAGATTCAGACTTATATAGAGTGCACGTATTAGGTGAATTCCCTAATGCTTCTGTATGTCAATTGATACCTCACGAGTTAGTAGAAAGGCAGACAGGCTTACATCTTCGTGAAGATATGTATAATTTTGCTCCAGTTGTGCTAGGTGTAGATGTAGCGTACTTCGGAGATGATAGAAGTGCTGTATTTCTAAGACAAGGATTAATGAGCAAATTACTAGGCTCGTGGAATAATATAGAGCCTATGCAATTAGCTGATTTAGTTGCACAATTTGAAGATATTTATCATGCTGATGCTGTAATGATAGACGCTACAGGTGTTGGTGCAGGTGTTGTGAGTAGATTAACACAGTTAGGAAGAAGACCAATAGCTGTATATTTTGGGGCTAGACTACAAGGCGGGAAGTACTTCAATAAGAGAGCTGAAAGTTGGGGCTTAATGAAAGAGTGGTTAGAAGCAGGTGGAGTATTGCCTCCGAACATCAAAGGACTAGCAGAAGAATTAACAACTCCTGAATATTTTTATCACGAAAGTACAGGACAGATACAGTTAGAA